GAGTGTCGTATGTGATGCTTGAATCAGCTCATCTACCGAGTTGTAGAAGGAGTCTCCAGGGTCGCTGCGGCGGCCCTTGCTTTTTATTGAACGCAATTCCCGTTCAAACTTGACTGATCATATTCTTTCAGAAGTTTGTTGAAGCTATGATCATGGTCGACGTAGTAGGCGGTGACCAACATGCAGTAGCCTCTGTCCTTATGTGGTTCCAGCACGACTAGATACCGTTCTGATTCAATGAGGATATATAACCTATCGCGGCCATGCTTATGCTTCCTCCAGATTAATGGCGCATCACATACCTCATAATGGCATTGCGGACAATCCTTTGCGTTGTCAATCGTCTTCCGTGGAAACCTGATCCGCTCACATCTACGCAGATCGACATTCCTCTCGCCGGTTGTGTAGTCTTCGACGCTGGTGATGTGGAAAAACCCAGCCCATTTTCCGTCGGTCTCCTCTTTCTGGCGGCGTACGGAAACTCTGAGGCCGTCGAATGATGGATGTGAATCTATGAAGTCATGTCTGAAGATTGCATAAATCCTATCCTCATATACGGCAAAGTCTTCTATCGGGGATTTGGTTACGAGCTCCGGTGTCCAATGCGGTGTCATGCGTTCCGTCCTTCCCAGACGAAGATGTTGAACTTGCGCGTGCCCAAGGTCGTTGACTGGGTGAGTCGGAGCTTTGATCTCATGCGTATGTAGTCGATGATTTCAGCTTTCGCGCCTGATGGTTGGGGGATGGTCGTCCGGTTCGCCCTGCATACGGCTCCGTTGATCACGTCGGTGATTTGCATCATTTGCACTTCGTCTGAACGGATTGGTTGCACTTTCTTGATGCATTCGTGGTTGAAGTCGTAGTGGCTGTTTGCTAGCACTTCCTCCAGTTTCTCGGTACGTTGCGCGGAGTGCGTGTCCTTGATGTCCACGTACACGTTGTAGGTGTTCGTGGAATCGAACAGCCTGTTCAGCATGGTGAAATACATCTTGTAGTACCAATCGTTGTGTGACTGGGACCATGCCTCATGATTCAGACGTGTCTTCTTGGCCACCAGAACACGGAACCTCATGTCGTCATCCAGGAAGAAGCAGTTCAGCAAATCCTTGTACAGGTCGATTTTCGGCATGCTGGCCTTCGTCCACTTCACTTCCGTGCGTGCCTTGACACCGTAACGTGCCTTGATCTGGAGAATATTCTCTGTGATTTCCTGCCTTTTATCCTTGGGGATAATGAGGGCTCCAAGGACCATCACGTCGCTGTCGTCATGTTCCAGATGACAGCTTTCATCGCAATACAGGTTGTATTCAGTCATTCGTGTTCCTTTCAATCCATCGATCGTCCGGCGTTTCGGCTTCGAGGCGTGCGTTCGGATCCCTGTTGGCGGCCACGTCATAGTCTTCGGGGTGCGCGGCGATACGGTCGATGAGATCATCCGTGACCTGGAACTCGCGCTCGCGGGCTTCGTAGGCGCGGGCGGCCTCGCTGCCGAGTGCTCGTGTGTAGATGTCGAGGCTGGTGAGCCCGAATGTGGAGGCGATGTGCTCCACGTCGGACGTCGTGAGCGGCGCTTCGTATCGGAGCCTTACGTGCCAGTAGTTGTTTCTCATACCGCTCTTTTTGTAGAACTCGGCATTTGTTATTCCGCTTCGTTTAACGAGATCTCGACATATGTCGATGATTCTCTTGCTGTCTTCGGTGACTTCATTTTTGGCAATGCTTCCCATGCCCAACATGGTACCCAATTGAGAAGGATTTGTAAAGAATACCTAATTGAGTAACAATAAACTTACTCAATTAAGTACAGTAAGAATTACCGCAAGGCAATGAACAAAGAAAGGAGCGGCAAGACAGATGAGTGAGACGGAGACTATCGCAAGGAATCTCAGCGGCGAGCTCGCACGGCATCGCAAGACACAGGCCGCGCTCGCCAAGGAACTCGGCATGAGCGAGAAAACCGTCAGCGAACGTCTGGGAGGCAAGGGGTCGTTTAACACCGAGCAACTCGAGAAGACGGCGACAATGCTCGGCATGAGCCTCTACCAGCTCATGATCAAGCTCCTCCAGCCAATCGACGGAATCAACCAAATCAAACCATAGGCAACCGGCACTCGCCGACGCATGAATCGAAAGGAAAATCCGAAATGAGCATCAACATTCCGGCCGAGACGCCGGACGAATCCACGAACCCGATTTCCGTTGAGGAGTTCGAACGCCTGCACCCGGCGATGCTGGGCGCGATAAGGAAAGCCGTCCGCGAGGAACCAGCTCGAACGGTTATCGGAACAGTGGGCGACGACAGGAGGAGCCACCTGTCCAGCCTTGACCTGCGAGGAATCGGCATCGAGGTCGGACGGCAGTTGTCGGCCCGCGACATGACGACTGAAGTCATGGGCTCGATTCTCGAGCACATCAATCAGGCCGCGGACCGACTAGGCACGGAGATACAGGAACTCCGTTCAGAACTTATCCGAGAGCACGTCGAGACAGTAGGCGGCGGATGCCATGGAAGCATCCATCGAATCGAATCCCTTGGCGAGGAGGGAAAGCCCTTGGCACAGGGCTCTCATCCTCTCGTCGGGATCGGACGTTTCAGCGGCCTTCCCGAACACGGCGCTCGCCTTCGCGAAATCGGATCCATTGCTCATATTCTCACCTCCCTTCTTTGCGTGGGTCTGCTCATTCTCCCACTCGGCAGGAAGGGCCTCAAATGAGAGTGCTTCGAAAAAGCAAGCGGCGCTCGCCGAAGAGTGAATCGAAAGGAGAATCCGAAATGAGGAAGATGAAGAGATCCGATGTCCGCGAGTGGATTCCAGGTGAACCGCTTGAACGGGTCGACTTCGGCAATGGTTGCACGGGGATGAACAAGAGCCTTCCGAAAGAGCCGGGGAACGCTGGCGATTTCAAGCGTCTCATCTGGAAATGCCGCGCCATCGAAGCGGACGGAGGGCCATGCCTTGATGTGCTTCCATCCGAATACTGGATTGACGACGTGAAGCAGGGCGACTATTTCGATGTGGTCACCGACGAATCAAGTTACGGCCCATGCAGCTTCGGTGATGCGTGGTTTTATCTCGCTGGCGTTGATGCGGGATGGCATCTCGCCCGCAGGAAGCGTCATTCCGGTTTGTGTACGACCTTGCGTGGCATATTCGATTCGTTGACTCATCGCCACGAGAACGCGACTGATGCAGAACCGTTGGTTACGGCCTCGAAGCTCTCTCGCGAATCTGCCGAACACTCTTCGAGCTGCGGTTCCACGCCTCCTTCTTTATCTCGGTCAGAGATACACGAATCTTATGACTGCGCGACATGTGGGACGACCGCCACTCAATCTCGAAATCATCGGGAAGTAGCAGCACCGCATTCTCGCCGGTGAAGCCGGTATGGCAGATCTGATTCGGTCTCAACCGCTTGGCCAACAGCGGCGTATAGGGGCTTGTTCCGAACGTTGCCTGAGGTGGGATTCGGACGTCATACATCGTCAGAGGTCCAACAAGCCGGAAATACACGATGCTGTTCGACGTGGAATCAAGAAAAGGCTCCAAATCGGTTTGGGACAAATCGTCCCTACGGCGAATGGAGTGGATTTGAAACTGCTGCAGAACGTTCCACGCCAAAGACGCCCCGGCGATGATGGTCGAAGCCCAGCCTGCCGGATCCTCAAGAAAACTATTCACAAACTCGATTCTAGGGAGAATCCAATGAACAATGAAATCCAGAAGTTCGATTTCAAGGGCGCCCCATTGCGTACCCTGACCGATAAGGCGGGGGAGCCCTGGTTCGTCGCCAAGGACGTATGCGACATCCTCGGGACAGATACAAGGGACTTACACAAGATTCTTGAGTCTGATGAAATCACCAATGTGGATAGTATCCACATTGCTCAGAATGGCGGTAAAGCTCCGCTCATCATCTCCGAGTCTGGTCTTTACCGTCTTGTGATGAAGTCTCGGAAGCCGGAGGCCAAGGAGTTCCAGCGTTGGGTGACGCATGAGGTGCTGCCGTCCATCCGCAAGCACGGCGGCTATATGGCCGGCCAGGAACGGATGACACCGGAACAGATGGCGTTGGCCAGCATGCGATGGCTGCAATCCAAGGTCGACGAACAAGCCAAACAGCTCAAAGCCCAGGAAGGCAAGGTCCTGTTCGCCAACGCGGTCGAAACCGCGAGGACGTCCATTCTTGTGGGCGATTTCGCGAAGATCCTGAAAGGCAACGGCATCGACATCGGCCCACGGCGCCTGTTCGCCTGGCTTCGCGAGCATGGATGGCTCATCAAGGTCAAGGGCTCCAGTTGGAACATGCCTACACAGAAGGCGATGGACCTTCACCTGTTCGAGGTCAAGGAGACGACCATCAGCCACTCGGACGGGCACACCACGATCAACAAGACGCCGAAGATGACCGGCAAGGGGCAGACGTATTTCGCCAAACTGTTCCTCGCGAAACCAACACAGGAAGCGGGTGCGTGATGAGTGAGACATGGCTGCCGGCATGCATATCGCTTACTGCTGGCTTGTTCAGTCTTTCCCTGGCTTTGCTTCGGATCCTCGTCGATCTTGATCCGATCGGTTGGATCCTGTCGTTGGGGGAGTGTCAAGAGTCCGGGAAAGCGGATGCAGTCGGGGATGTGCAAATAACCATAATCCCAGTCTCGAATGTTCGAACCGGTATCTCGTCAGAGTTGGCAAATGCCGTCTCGTTTCCGGTATCGGATGACGCGGCTGTTCCGGGAGCGACCCATGAATCGAATAGGAACGGAACACGCGGCGCATCAAATGCGTCGGCTGCTTCGTCCAATGGAGGCGTATCGCTATGACATCGGCTTTCTCATCGGCGTGCATGATGATATACGCGCGGTCGGCCGCTTTGAATTGCGCGATGCTGCTCGGAGTCATGAACTCGGTGTTGTCGCCGATGGGTCTCAGGAGCAGGAAATACGCCTTGCATCCAATCCCCTCGATTGAGACGTCGTACGCGTCGCCGTCACCGGAATTGTACACGGAACAGACGGAATCCGGCTCGGCCTCGTCTCGAGACTCCAACCAGTCAGAAAATCCGGGCACCGTTGAGGAAATCGGTAATTCAGGATTCGTCGAGTGTTCCAGCAGGGTCCAGTCCGCCTGCGGCCTGTTATGCCATGGCCACCAAACGGTCAATCCGGCGCCAAACAGCGAGGCCGCGGCACCGGCCCATGCGGCCAATACGGATCCATCCATTGATTCTTCTCCTAACTGTTCGGCCCGCACGTCGGAAATGCGGGATGACACCGATTTTAGGAGGGGGCCGGGCGGTTCTCCTAACGCCGCCCGGCATTACACACGCAAAGGAGGCGCGTGATGGAAGACGATACGACGTTCGCTGCGCTCGCTGAGGTCCTGAAACCGATGAACACGACGAAGGACATCGCGGACCGTTGCGGCATCAAGGAGGGCACCTTGGCGTACTGGCGTGGTGCGGGAATCGGTCCGAAGTTCGTGAAGGTCGGACGGACCGTCATGTATCCGAAGGAGCCGATGATCGCCTACTTCAAGGAACACCTCTACCAGAGCACATGTGAATACGAGGGAAAGGAGTCGGCATGAAAACGATTCGCAAGGCCTGCGTGCAGGCAGTGTTCGACGAGTTCGAGACCCAGGGCGAACTGGTCCACCCATTCAAGGACGTGGATGCGGAGGCCATGAGGTCGCTCGGCCACATCGTCGGCTACATCGACCTTGACGTCACCGGAATCGTGGACCTCATCGTCGACACGATCAACAAGGAGCTGTGACATGGGCATCAGACAGGCCGTGAGGCTGAATCCGCCGGCGCCGCCGAAGTCGGGACGCCATGACCCGCATAACGTGCTGCTCGCGTCGAGTGGCTTCTACGTCCGGGTGGACGTGGACGGATCCGCCAGACTTATCGACGGCATCCATGAGATAACGCTGGCGGAATTCACCGCCGAGGAAAGCAAAGACATCATTCACACGCTCGGCATGATCGGAGGAACACGATGACCGACAACGACTACCACATCGAAGACCGACTCGAAACCGCACGGAAGGCGGGGCGTCCGAACTACGCCTTGCGCCGCATGAAATTCGCGATTGCGGTCATCGGCCTGGTCGTGAGCGTGACGCTCATGCTCACCTGGCATGACTCGTGGAACATGGCCGGCGCGCTGCTGGTCGAGGGCGTGTATCTCGCCACCGCGTTGTGGCTGGTGGTGCGGTTCGCGTCCAGGGACGACGACTGAGGGGAGTGACCGATGAGGGAGATTCTGCCGCATTGGCATTTCAGTCCGAACGCTCCGGTCAAGGACGTCGGCATGAAGGGGATGACGCGTGGCGACAGGGCGGTGGCTGAGGCGTGCCGTCGGGCGATGGAGACCGAGGCGTGGAAGGAGCTGGAGATCTTGGAATCGGTGGGCGTGCGGTTCACCGGACTGGTGGGCCGGTTCGTGTCCGAGGTGGCGTCTCCGGTGTTGGAGGTGATTCCTGGTGACAGTTTTCATCAGGGCGCGAAGGCTCAGTTGTCGCACATGGTGAAGACCAGGGATGGTGGCGAGACCATCCGCATTATCAAGACTCTCGCCGTGAAAGGTAGGTTCTGATGGTTGGTGAGACGATTATCGCGGTGGTGGGCAATCTGACCGCGGATCCTGAGTTGAGGTCGACGAAGAACGGTCGGAGCGTGGCTGGGTTCACGATCGCGTCCACTCCTCGCACGTTCGACAGGCAGTCGAATCAGTGGGTCGATGGGGATGCGTTGTTCCTCCGCTGCACGGTGTGGGGTGATCTGGCCGAGCATTGCGCGCAAAGCCTGGCAAAGGGCATGCGTGTGATCGCCCAGGGCAGGCTGACGCAGCATTCGTGGGAGGACGAGCAGCATCAGAAGCGTTCTTCCATGGAATTGCAGGTGGACGAGATCGGGCCGAGCTTGCGCTATGCGACCGCGCAGGTGGCCAAGGCGCAGCGTGGCACGGCTGGAGCGTATGGCAATCCGTCCTCCGCTCCGGCGGGCTATACGGGCGGGGCCACCGCTGCCGGTGCCTCGTTGCCGCCGTCCGACCCGTGGGGTCAGCCACAGGACAAATCGGCATCGTTCGGTGATTTCGGCAAGCCGGAATCCGAACCGGATTTCTAAGGAGGAATCATGGGCATCACCATAGAGGATCTGCCCGTCGAGGATTTGCATCCGAATCCGAACAATCCACGCAGGCAGGTGGGCGACGTGGCCGATCTGGAGGCGCTCATCGGTTTTGGATGGAATCTGCCGATTACTGAGCATGACGGCGACCACTGGTCGTTGGAATGCAAGGAGAACCTCGACCAGATCCGCATGGTGTTGAGGGACAGGCCGCTGCGGATCCTCGACGTGCTGGCCGCACGCCAGGAGGACAACGCCGATTGGCGTGCGTGGCGCACCATGCGCGGCGTTGATGAGATGTGCGTCTGGTACGGCGCATTGGAACACCTCGGATACCAGCCCAGTGCGGAGGAACGCGAGGCACTCAAGGGCGCGATGGTCGAAAAGGAGCAGGAATCATGAGTATGAAGGCATTGGAGTGGGCCATGTACGACGTGCCCGCCGAAATGGTCAAAGGAGCTTTGTTGCGCATCCTGCTCCTGCTTGCCGACCATGCTGACACACAGGGCAGGGGAGCTTTCCCGAGCCAGAAGCGCATCGTGGCACTGACCGGATACAGCCGGCGCACCATCCAGAACGGCCTGCACGATCTGGAGAAGGCCGGACTGATTCGAAGGGGAGACCAGCGGATCACCGAGCACCTCGGCAAATACCGTCCGATCGTCTGGGACCTCGCGATGAAGGATTTTAGAGGCGCAAAAACTACGCCCCTGAAACAACCGCCGCAAGAGGCGCAGACCACTGCGCCCCTAAACAAGTTGGAGGGGCGCAATCAGGGGCGCAAAAAAACGTCACTAGGGGCGCAATCAGGGGCGCAACATGACTGCGCACAGAACCTATATAAGGAAGAACCGTATATAGAACCTAGAGAGAGTAACGCGCGCGCGAGAAAACAAATCACAATACCAGCCGACTGGAAACCCTCTGAGGAACACCGGGCGCTCGCCGACCGGCTCGGCATCGACTGCGACATCGAGGCCGACAAATTCCGCGACAGGGCCCTCGACTCGGGAGCCCGCTCGGCCGACTGGAACGCGAAATACCGCAACTGGCTCGTC